AAATTCGCATGAAAAAAAGTTCTTGACATCTTCCCCAATTTGTGCTATAGGGGTATCATATGAATACGTGTTCATATGTTCATGTTTGAAGTAGTAAAGCATAAATATTTAAGAAAACTATTGAATTAAATTGTCTAACATGTTAGAATAATATTGTAAAAGAAAGAGAGGTAAATGCTAATGTTACTAAACGCTAACGCTATGCTATGTCTAGTATTATTAATAGTGATATTTATATATTTATTTGTTATGTAGGAGGAAAATGAAAAAATGATTTTATGGGATGAACTAGAAGAAATAAAAGAAAAAAGTATAGAAAATGAACAAAGTTTAGAAATTCGATTATTAATTAACAATTTAAAAATAACTTCATTTATAGAATATAATGCTTTTATATATACTATGTCATTAGATATTTTAGAATTGTTTCATAATGAATATATTATTGAAGATAAAACAATAGAAAATAAACAAGTAAAATCTCCTATAAGATATATACAAGTAACAGTTAAAAAGGATAGTTAAAAACTATCCTTTTCATTTACTCAATTCATTAACACGTTTTCTAATTTGTTGATACGTTGCATCATCACAACCAATATTTCTTTTTCTAGTTTCGTGACCATTTCCATACTTACCATTGATAACGTCTCTAGCAATTCTTTCAATATCCCATGTTTTAGAACTATTACCACTAGAATTACTAGAATAATCAAGCCATCTACTATATCCATGTTTTTTCCAATTTCTAGCATTTAAATTTGTAATTTGAATACCATTTTCCCATTTAGGGCTACATTCACATACCTTACCATTACCAATGTATACACCAATATGTCCATTCATCCAAACAAACTCTCCTTTAGAAATTTTAGAAAAATCACTTGATTGATTATAACAATACGTAGACATAATCGTATTTGCGTTAACATCCGGATAAATATTTCCATATTTACCATTATAAGGATAACCCCACAAAGTGCCTTTAATTAATCCGCTACAATCACATTCCAAAAACGTTCCATTTTTTCCTTTTCGATAACTATTCATAAATTTGCCCAATTTATAAATTGTAGGCATTTTTTCATACTCTAAAATTTTAGCTATAAAATCATCAACATTCATAATCATTCCTCCTTTTATGCTATAATTATATCACATAATAGACACTTTACAATAAATGTCTAATATGTTAGAATGTTTAAGAGGTGGTAATATATGGCACTAAATAAAGGACTCAAAAAATATATAGAAGATTTGAGAGAAAAACGAATAAAAGAACAAGATAAAAAAATAATGGGTTTAAGACGTTTGAAATACGATGAACAAACAAGAAACGAACTAATTGAAAATGCGCAATATCTATCACGTACAATAAATAGACGTTATAGAGAACTAGAAAAAGCTGGACTAGAAAACAAATCGTACGCGTATAAAAGAACACAAAGTGAAACAGGATTTAACCGCTACACTACAAGTAAACGAAAACTTAATCAATTATCAAGTGAAGAGCTTTACGATCTAAATGTAGATTTATATTCTAAATACGCTTCATCTACAACAAGTGTAAGCTACGTTGAAGAAACCGTTCAAAAAGGATTAGAAAGAGCTGTAGACACTTTACAAACACGATTAAAATATTCAGCACCAAACATTGCAAAAAGTCTTAATGTTGATGATTTTAGAACTTTTCTAACTCTAGGCGGCGGGGAATTCTTAAATGAAGCAAAAGACAAGGGTTATGGATCAACCAATCTGATTGAAGATTGGGAACATGCTCGTATTAGTGGTGTGAGTGACAAAGAGTTTATTCGTGAATGGAAACGTTTTACCCACGAATTTGATAAGGATAAATTTAGAAGAAATATTCAAGCTTTAAAAACAAGAAAAAATAAGGATAAATAATTATGCAAGGATGTTTAATAAATTTCAACAATAGTAAAGCTATTGTAAAAGCATATAATCAAGAAGATTTTCCATATTATAGAATTAAAAAATCAAACCCTTTAATAACACCAACAAAAAGATATATTGTTCATTTAATGACGTTTGACATTGAAACATCAACAATAGAAAAAACTGATGGTTCTTTTGAGGGTTTTATGTATCACTGGCAAGTATGTATAGATGGTTATGTTTGTTTTGGTAGGACTTGGAAAGAATTTCTAACTTTTTTAAGAAAAATGAATAGAGCATTAAAAAATTATGATAAAAAGCATAAATTAGTATGCTATATTCATAACTTTTCTTATGAATTTCAATTTTTATACTCATGGATAAAATTAACTGAAGTGTTCGCAATAGATAAACGAAACCCCCTAAAAGCTATATCAAAAGATTTTAATATAGAATTTAGATGTAGTTATTTATTATCAAATATGAATTTGAAAAAATTTATTGAGAATACACCAAACGCACACTATTTTAAAGGTAGTGGGGATTTAGACTATCATAAAATCTTCACTCCTCAAACCGATTTAACAATGAGCGAATTAGGTTACTGTTTTAATGATGTCATGGGTTTGTATGAAGCTATTATTTATCTTTTAAAAGAAGATACACTAACAACAATTCCATTGACTTCAACGGGGTATGTACGTAGAGAATGTCGTAATAATATGAGAAAAAACAAAAAGAATAGAAAACAGTTTCTTGAATTAAGATTAGATGATAAACTTTATCAATTATGCAAAGACAGTTTTAGAGGTGGTAATACTGCTTCAAACCGTTATAAAACAAACTTTATCAACTATAACGTCTCGTCTTATGATATGTCAAGCGCATACCCTTATGCTATGATAAGTGGTCTATATCCAATTACTCCATTCCAGGAAGAAACAATAACTTCACTAGATATGCTAGATGATTATAATAATCGCTATTGCACGTTAGCATATTATTCTTTTGAAAATGTAAAATTAAAAAAAGGAGTTCCTTTTCCCTACATTCCTTATTCAAAATGTATAGAATTTATAGCACCTACCTCTAACACAGAATTTAAGGGAAAAGAATACTGTTATAATGGTCGTGTATTAGAAGCTGAGTTTATAAAAATAGCCATGACAAATTATGACTATCACATATTTATAAATCAATATGATTATGATGAGGAAAATGTACGTGTAGAAGATTTCTACTATTCACACAAAGGCTTTCTACCAAAAGAACTAACTGATACTGTAATAGAGTTTTTCACTTTGAAATCGCAATTAAAAGGTGTTGAAAGTAAAGAATACGAATATATGAAAAGCAAAAATAAATTAAATTCTTTATATGGTATGATTGTTACTGATATTATTAGACAAGAAAATTTATTTAACGAAAAATGGGAAAAAGGAGAAAACTCTACTTTAGACGAATATTACAGCAAAAGAAACAATTTTTTAACTTATCAATGGGGTTTATTCGTCACAGCAATATGTCGAACAAATCTACAAAAAGCTATTGATCAAATAGGTTTAGATTGTGTTTACATTGATACTGATAGTGTTAAATACGTCGGTAATCATGATGAAGTTTTTGAACAAATCAATCAAGCAATGATTGCATGGTGTAGCGACAATGATATAATAAATAGTGTCAAAGTAGGTAATCAAAAATATTTTCTAGGATTGTATGATAGAGAAAAAGGCTATGATGAATTTATTACGCTAGGTGCAAAGAAATATGCCTTTAAACAAAATAATAAAATAGGGATAACAGTAGCAGGGCTAAATAAAAAAAGTGGCGCTAAAGAACTAAAACAAAAAGGCGGTTTATCTAAATTTAAAATTGGAACTGAATTTATGGATAGTGGTAGAAAAACAGTCTACTATAATGACGATAAAAAACATTTTATTACAGTTCAAGGCTGTAAAATTGAAAATGCTAGTAATATAGCGTTAGTAGATGCTACGTACACTTTGGGAATGACTGATGTAATGCTATCTATTTTAAACGGCTTAGAAAGCGAGGAATAAACATGGAAGAAATTGTAAATTTATTTGTAAATAACGGGGTTGCCGTTGCGTGTTTAATTTACTTTATGTGGTATAACAATACAACTTTAAAGGAATTTAGCAATAAATTCGAGGAATTAAACAAAACTTTATTAAAAATGTTAGAAAATTCAAGAAAAGATATTGACGAATAAATTCTATAATGTTAGAATTAATTTAGTAAGAGAGGAAGTAAATATGACTAGAGAATATAAAAAAGATTTACCAACTTTGACAATCAAAAATATCATGGAAGCTTTAGGATGTTGTAAAGCAACTGCTTATAATAAATTAAATCGAAAAAATTTTACTTTAGATGATTTTATAAAAATTCATAAATATTATAAGTGGTTCACATTCAATGAAGTTATTATGATTATTGAAGAAGCGTATGAAAGACCTAAAAAATAGGTTCTTTCTTAAACTAACCTATCTCAAAAAATTTACAATTAAATAACACAACATTAAAAAATAACAGTATTTGTATATGTATCAAAGTATTCGACGTCACACCACAAAAATGAGATAGGCGGTCACAAGTCCGCATAAATAGTGAGTGAGAAAGAAAAATAAAAGAGGTAAGAAAAATGTCAAAACAATTAAAAATCAAAGTAGTAGAAACAAACACAGAACCATTAAAAGCAATGGCTATTGCTAAATCAAATTCATCTATTGCTTGTAAAAAGTTTGTAGACAACGTCTTTAAAATTAAAGACTATGTTTTTACAAAATCACAAGTTACTACAGTCGAAACGGGAGAAGTAGAAGAAATGGATTGCGTTAGTTTTCTAACTGATGCTGGAGAAATTTTAGGAACAAACTCTAAAACGATTATGAATAGTTTTAGAGAATTATTAGACTTATGTGATGATAATGATATTGATATCGCTACAGTTGACGTTATTATCACTAGTGGAACATCAAAAAGCGGTAACACTTTCTATTCATTAGAAGCAAAAATTTAAAATGAATAAAGAAAAATGTCTTTATTTTAACGCATGGGAAATAGTCAAAAATACAGACTATTTCCTTTATTTGTTTATAGGTGGTCGAGGTATCGGCAAATCCTATTCAATTCAAAAAGGTTTAATAACTGATAATGATAGAAAGTTTATTTATTTACGAACTAGTGAAAATGAAATGGAAATGTCTTTGACTAGAGAGTCAAACACATTTAAAGCAATCAATAGAGATTGCAATACAAATATTGAGATTACAAAAGAGAAAAAAGTATATTTGATAGAAGAAGTTGAACAAAAAGATGATGAAAGAATAATAAAACGTTCATATGGAATTGCAGGTGCTTTATCAACATTTGCAAAATATCGTGGTACTGATTTTGATGACTACGACTACATTTTCTATGATGAATTCATATCTAAATCGCCTATAAAAACGGCTATTGATAAAAAACAAGCAACATTGTTTTTTGATATGATTGAAACTGTAAACCGTAATAGAGAAGTTAACGGTAGAAAACCCGTAAAAATTATATTATGCGGTAATGCAAATATGCTTGACAACGCTATCTTGAGAGAATTAAAACTTCCTAGTAAAATTATGGCTATGATACAAACGGGAACGGAAAAATTCATTGATGAAGAAAGAGGTCTCTATTTACATTTACCTATTGACGTACCAATATCAAGAGAGAAAAAGAAAACTGCTCTATATAGGCTTTTAGGAAGTGAAGCTGATTACACTAAAATGTCAACATCAAATATATTTGTCAATGATGATTTTAGCGATATTAAAAAATTTCAAAGAAATAAACTTTTACCACTTTTTTCATTTGAAAATCTATATTTTTACCAAGTTAAGGATAGTGGTATTATTTACGTTTCAAAAATGAAAAGTCAATGCCCTTGTTTTGATGATGAAAAACTATTTAAGCGTGAAAAGTCATGGGAGTTAAATTTATATATTGATAATAAAATGATAGCTTATCAAGACTATGACTTGAAACTAAAATTAAAAAACATCATACGTTGACAACGATTAAAATGTTATATATAATAATACATGGGAGGGTACAAATCCAACGGCTGGAAAGCTGGTACTGATAGGGATATCTTTTACTCCCACTTTTATTTATAAATAAAAGGTCTAAAGGAGGTAAAAAACTATGGATCAACAAGAAGAACAACAAGAACAAAAACAAGAACAAAAACAAGAACAAGAACAACAAGAAGAACAAGAACAAGAACAAGAGCAAGAACAAGCGGACTATGTTTCACGTGAAACATATGACAAATTAGAACAAAAAAGTAAAGAACTAGAGAAGAAAGTTAAAAAATTAGAACAAACAATTTTACATGCAAATGTGGAAAAGAAAGACGAAAACCCATTTAAAGGTTTTTCAAGATATGAATAGGAGGAAATAAAAATGGCAGTAAAACAAATTTATGATATTGTAAATTCAGTAAACTCTCAAACAATGGGTGTTACTGATTTAACTGTAGTAGATGAAGCTGGTTTAATCTCATTAGGTCAAACCGTTTTAACTACAAATGGTCTTGCGGACACTTGGCTAAATTCGTTAGCTCAACGTATTGGTAGAACTATTATTTCATTTAGAGAATATAAATCAAAATATAGCGATATGGTTCTTGACTCTATGCAATGGGGTAATATCGTTCAAAAAATCAAAGTATCTATGCCTAAAGCTACGGAAGATGAAAGCTATTCTTTAGTTGATGGGCAATCAGTAGATATGTATAAGGTAGCTAACCCTAAAGTGACACAATCATTTTTCACAACTGAAACACCTTATCAATTTTATGTGACTATTAAAAGAGAACAGTTAGAAGAAGCTTTCACTAGTGAAAATGCTATGAATGGATTCATTGGAGCAATTTATGGAGAAGTTCAAAACGCTATTGAATTATCTTTAGAGGGGTTAGCTAGAAACTGTATTAATAACTTTATCGCGGAACGTTTAAAATCGAAAAAATGTACTTTCAATCTTTTGGAAATGTACAATACTGAAACTGGTAAAGAATTAACAGTTAACACTTGCAAACACGATAAAGAATTTTTAGCTTATTGTGTATCTCGTATTAATTTAGTTTCAAAGTATATGGAAAATATGACTAACATCTATAATGACGGAACACAAACAAGACATACCCCAAAGGCATTACAACATTTACGTATTTTAGAAGACTTTGAAAGTAGATTAGAAACAGTCGTCCAATATCAAGCTTTTAGAGATGGTTATGTTAAATTAAATAACTATCATACTACAAGTTTTTGGCAAAGTATTAAATCGCCTGATTCTATTAAGGTCAAACCATCAAGTGATAACGCTGAAGCAATTTCACAAAGTAATATTTTAGCGATTCTATATGACCGTGACGCGTTAGGTTTATATAAAAAAGATAGTTGGAATTCGACAACACCATTTAACTCGGCTGGTGGATATTATAACACTTATTATCATCATAAAGAGTTATATTTCAATGATTTAAGTGAAAACTTTGTAGTTTTCTATTTAGCTGATAAAGCTACTGATGCTACTAAATAGAAAGAGAGGTTGTGTTATATGGAAATAACACTATACAATTTTGTTAAACGTAGAAATTCTACTAAAAGGCCCTCAAAAGGAGAAACTATCAATGTTAATTTAAAAGAGGGGTGTAGTCATTACAACCCCTCTTTTATTTTAAATACAAACCCAACAAATTATTCGTATCTATCTTGGGGTAGTTGGTTTTATTATATAACGGATATCGTTAATACTAGAAACGGGATTTGGACGATTTCTTGTGAATTAGATCCTCTAGCTACATGGAAAAATGATATAAAAAGTACAACGGCTTATGTTCTTTACTCCTCTAGCGCCTATGATATAGGTATACCAGATACTAGATTATCAACGAAACCTAATTATATAGTTAAAACAAATGTGGTAACTTATCCTATCGTGGGGTCTCCATTATATGTTGTTACATACATTGGAGAGGGCGGTGCTAGTATGAAAGGATTGACGGAAGATTCCCTCAAAACTTTACAAAATGCTTTGTCGACAAACGCTTTTGCGGAATTATTTGTTGATACATCAAAAGCAGTTTCTAAAATGTTAAGCAACACCGCTCAAGCAATCACTGGTTGCACTTATGTGCCCCGTTGTTCAACAAGCGGGAGACCTATGAACATCGTTCTAGCGGGTGGTTATAAGACTGGTGCTAGTGGAACTCTTGTAAATCGTCATGACTTTGCACAAACTTCTATTTCAATCCCTTGGAATTTTTCAAGCGGAGACTTTAGAAACCGTAGTCAATATACGTCTTTATTATTACTTTTACCTTGCTACGGGTATTTACAACTTAATACCGATAATTATATAGGGGATAGCTCTATTACTATTGATGTTTTCCAGGATAGTGCTACGGGAACTATCGCGTATAAAGGAAAAGATTTCTATTGTACTGCTAACATGGGCTGTAATGTTCAAATTTCAACGACGACACAAGGCAATTTAGCAAGTGGTATCTCTTCTATGGCTTCAGCTGGTTTACAAGCTTTTACTAATCCTATCGGTGCTATTGGAAATTTATTCAATGCGACTACTTCATCTATGGCTACGAATGTAGGAAGTGTTGGAAGTTATGGTAATACAATCTCTATGGATTCAACTTTAAATATAGAAATAGTGGTTATTTCTCATGATACGAATGTTGAACCATCGAATATGACTACTAATTATGGTCGTCCTTGCAATAAAGTAGTTGCTTTAAGTGGTTTAAGTGGATATGTGCAAACAACGAACGCGAACGTGTCTACATGGGCCCCAAAACAATATAAAGATGAAATTGATTCATTATTAAATGGAGGTGTCTATCTTGAGTAAAAACAAATATGGAAATGGGTTTACTGATCTAGTAAAAGGGTTCTTTCATCATAATCCTAAATCCGTAAACGATATAACTAATAACTCTTTCTTCTATTATCAATTTCAGTTGATGACTAAATTAAAAAGCGTTTTAACTGTTGATGGTTATCCGTCAAATTGGAATATTGATAATATGTGGGATGTTCTTTTAACAAATGGATATATACCTGTTGTAAAAACTGACATAGGAACGTTAGCACTTGAGGGCGGATTTTATGGTCAAAATATGTATTACATGCCGACGAATGTTTTAGTTAATAACCCTGTGCTACGAACTATTGATGAAAAAATAGGCGAAAAAGGGGAACTATTATATATAAATTATGAATATAATAAATTTCAAGGGGTTATGTCGTTAATCAATAGGTATGCTGTTTTGCTAGCAAACATTGACTGTTCTTTAAATGTTTCATTATACAATTCAAGAGTAGCTCATGTTTTTGAAGCGGAAACGGACGCACAAGTAAAATCTTTACAAAAAATGTATGACGATGTTTCACGAGGTAATCCCGCTATATTTTTAAAAAAAGGGATGAAAAGTTTAAATAAAGACAATGACAGCGGTTATTTCTTAAATGTTAAAAATACCTATATCGGCAATGATTTATTGTTGACAAAAAGAAGTATTATGAACGAGTTTCTAACTGAGATAGGGATCAATAACGCTAACACCGATAAAAGAGAGAGATTAAACAGTGATGAAGTTAATGCAAATAATAGTGAAGTGCGATGCACGATCGTGCGATTTATTGATTCGCTTAATGAGTGCGCTAAAAAAATCAATGAAAACCCTAATTTTGATGATATTACTAATTTGCATTTCTCTATTAATAATAGGGTAATAGATACGATTAAAAAAGAAATGGTGGATGATAACAATGTTTAGTTTTGCTAGTATTTGTCAATTATATACTTATGATGAGGTATTTAAAGACATTGATATTAATGAAAAATTAGATAAAGACACATTAATCAATACAATTATGGACGTTTGCGGCATGAATGAACCTATTTATCCTGAGATTGAAATTTTACAAATCAAGGTACAATACTTTTTCAAAAAACACAAAGAACAATTTGATAAGCTAGTTTATCTTTATTCTTTGAAATATGAAGAAGATTACAACCCTATTTGGAACAAAGACGGTACAAAAAAACATATTGAGACTACTGTAAGAAGTAAAGATAATACTGTTGATGATTCACACAGCAATTCTATTAATGATAGTGGAGAAGATGTTAATCAAGTTAGCGCTTTTGATAATGCGGGATTTTCAAATGACAGTAAAACAAGCAATCGTAATAATAGGAATGAAAACGGAAATAATACAACTAGAGGAAATGAAAAAGAAAATATTAAACTTACGATTGAAGATTATGAAAAAGGTAATATTGGTGTAACTACTACTGCTGATATGATTAATCAAGAAATTGAATTACAAAGTAGCTTTAATATATACGAATTAATTGCTAGAATGTTTTTTGATGAATTTTGTCTACACGTGGCTTACACAAATCAATTACCATATTAAGGAGGAATGTATATGGCTTTATATGATTATCCACATACGGGAAATTATGATCAAGATTTAGGGTTTTTAATTAAACAGTATAAAGATTTAATTGACGGTTATAAAGGACTAATTGATATTTACGCGAGGTTTTTAGAAGAAATTGAAAAAAATATTCATGAATTGTTAGCAAGTGGAAAAATTACACTTGATGGTATTTACAATGAAGATAACACAAGCTTATCATTTGTATTTACTAATAATTTAACTGACCCACCAACAACAAAAATATTGTAAAGGAGTGATACTATGACACAATATGTTGATAAATTTGAAATGACTAGTGGAACTTATTTATTTAAGGATAGTGAGGGACGTGAACTTATTAAACAAAATAAACAAGAACTTGATGCAACCGTTAAACGTATTGATAAAGAATTACAAGATTTTATGACAAAAGTTGATGATAAATTCTCTAAACTTAAAGATAGAAAATTTATTCTTATGACGGATAGTTATGGGGTAGACGAAAGCGTGGGAGGATCTTCTTTTTCAACTTTACTTGAAAGTATGATACCTAAATCTATTTATGCTTATAATTGGAGTGTTGGTGGTGCTGGTTTTGGTTGGGATGTTGATAATGCACAGTCTTTTTTAAAGATTTTCAATTCTAATACAGATTCGTGGGCTCAAGAAGAAAAGAATAGTATTACTGATTTGTACGTTTTTGGTGGAGCGAATGATGGTAACTTATTACATGCATCAATGGCTACGGATGAGCAAATTAGAAGTAGATTAAATGACTTTCTAATTAGAGTTAGAAGCGTTTTACCAAATTGTAAAATTCATCTTGGCTTCATTGGGTGGTATCGAAAACTTGACCGTTTTAGTTATTATAATCAAGCTCTTCATATTTGGATGGATGGCGACTGCGATTTTATTAATAATTTAAATTGGATTATGCATAATAAAGATTTTATAAATACTAGTGATAATATTCATCCAAACACTACAGCAAGTAAGTATCTTGCTAAATATATTTATAAGGCTATTCTTTATGGTTCAATTAATTATATTGAAACTTTTAGCGATAATACGGCGGTAGGATATAGCGGTTCTTATGGTTATAGCGTCGCTATTGGACATGGTAGACCATATTTTGAAATTCAATATGTTAATAATATTTGTACGATTTGCTTTCAAGCTACGGGAAATGACCAAAATTATATAGAGTTGGCTTGTACAGGTCTAGGACAGTTAGGCCCTTATAAAAATACTCCTATGTTCCAAATTCAAAATACACCTGTCGGTGGTTATCCTATTCAAGGTTTGACAGTTCCTACAATCATTTACTACGAGGCAACTTGGAATACATTCCCTGTTAATTGGTTCTTGTATGATGGTTATATTAATTGGGGCAATGACTACCCTTATGCTATTGCACAAGTTAAGAGTATAAGAATAGGATTTACTACAATTCATATTGACTTAACACAAGCATAGATATAATGTCTATGCTTTCTCTCTACTGCAAACATGAACATATGAACACGTATTCATATGATACCCCTATAGCACAAATTGGGGAAGATGTCAAGAACTTTTTTTCATGCGAAT